CTGGCGGATGCCATCCGACTCGAACGGGCAAAGGAGAGCGGGCTGGAGCCGCATCCGAGCTTTCAGGACAACCCTGATCATCGTCCGCCGGGACTAATGACGCAGAAAATGCGGCAGGTTCAGGCCCAGTCGGCATCGATGGCGATGGTGATGATGGCGGATGATCTGCAGCGAGCGTACGAGGAGATCAGCCGGTTGAGGGCAAGGCTCTTGGAAAGAGAAGGGCATGCCCAGCTTCCGTGAAGAGCTGGCTGCCTCCGATCGGCGGATCGCGCTCTATCCCGAGCTGAAGGGGCAGGTCTACGTGCTGGAGTGCGCGGCCTGTGGGGAGGCCACGTCGCTGGCGGGAGTGTCGTGCTGCATTCCCCGTTACTGTTATACTTGCCAGCTCGATTGGTCGCAGAACGCGCCGAAGTTCTGGGTGCTGGTGCCCAAAGATTGGCCGAAGCCGAAGGAGCCATGATCGAGAGCCCCAACGGCCGGCGGCGCCCGAAAGTAGGATCCATTCATGCGTAGACCCGTCTCTTCTTCCGGTCCCTCCAACGATGGGCGTTCGCCCACTGATACCGCCGGCTATGCGGCTTCGGGGGGACAGTTCCGGCCCGGGCCGGGCACCAGCCATCGCTTCGACGGCTCCAATCCGGGCGCCCAACTGCAGACCTTGGGCCGCGATCCCACCGGCTACGCCGGCCGCGCCTGGCTGGGTACCGGCATCCCCCACCCGCTGCCGATTGCCCCGGCCTCCGTGCCCATACCGCCCGCCTTCGGCCCGCTCCAGTACGCGGCCTCCCGGCCCAGCTACGATCTCGCGGGGATCGCCGCCCTTTTGTCCCCGTGGTGGCATATCCCCCTGAGGGTGGACTATAACCTGCTTGTCAAGATCCGCGAGACCATCCCGATGATCAGCGCGGCGATTATGCGGATGAAGGAGCTGGTCGGGCGACCCGAAGTGCAGGCGAGCCCCAGCTTGAAGACGGACATCGACGCCTTCCTGACGAACCTGCCGGTGAACCGCATGCAGGTGGGCATGGGGAACTGGCTGCAGTCACACCTGGACAATATGTATACGTTTGGCAGAAGCCATGCCGAAGCGATCCTCAACAACACCCGCACCGACCTCTTCGGACTGGTCGAAGTCGATCCGCGCACGGTAGGTCTGCGGCCCACCTTCGGAGGCTACGCAACGCACGTGGTGCAGTACCAATACGGCGGCGGCATCCCCGTTACTTTGCTGCCCGAGCTCCTGCTTTCCTCAGTCAATGACATCAGGGGCGACGACCCCAACGGAACCAGCCTCATCGCGGAATTGCCCTTCGTCGCGCAGATCCTGAACGCGATGCTCCGCTCGCTGGGAAGCACCTGGGACCGCTTCGGCAGCCCGACCTATCACGTGCGCTGGAACCCGCCGGCCGACTGGGCGGACCCTTCCGGGGACCAGGGCAAGGTGATTATGGGCCAGATGCAGGGCAACCTTCAGAACGCCTTGAAAAACCGCGCCGAGGGGGTCGCCAACGACTTCTTCACCGTCGGCGACGTCGAGATCACCATTCTCGGCGCGCAGGGGGAACAACTGGAGTTCGCCGAGGCCGGCCGGGCGATCATGGAGCAGATCGTCGCGAAGTTCGGCCTGCCGCCGTTTATGTACGGGTTCTCGTGGGCTTCCACCGAGCGCATGTCGACGGCGCAGGCGAAGCTCTTGACCGAGATCATCGAAGCCAGCCGTGAGGTGGTGGGGCCGCAGATCGAGCGGCTCATCAAGCTCTGGCAGCTCGTGACCGGGCGGGGTGGGAAGTTTACACTCGCCTGGCCCAAAACCAGCCTCATCGACTTGCTGGATGTGGCGCGTTCCCGCGCGATGGACGCCCAGGCGGAGGCGTCCGAGTTGAGCAATTGGGCGATTAAGGTCGGCTCTGGCATCAACAGCATGGAGGAGATGGCCCGGCAGTTCAGAGACGATCTGGAAGACCTCGACGCCGAACAGATTCGCAAGCGCCTACCGAAGCTGGCGACCGAACCGCCGGTCATCATGCCGCCGCCTGGGCGCGGCGGCGATGTTGGCGAAGGAGCGGGAGGCAATTCGCCAAGGGACGAAGCAACCCGCGCCCTGGTAACTAACGGCAATGGCCGCCATTAGGATACATGCTTATAGGTCTTCCGATTGATGATTGCTCGCGCTGTGCCGGGACGAATGCCATATTCCAGCGCCAGCAGCCGATGTGAGGTCCCCCCGTTGGCATACCGCTCCCGCATCCGGCGAACCTGGTCATCAGTCAGCCGGCCGAAGTGATGCCGGGTGCCATGGGGCAATTGACCCTTTTGCGAAGCGTCGGCCACGTTTCTCTGGTGCGTGCCAAGGTTCTGCAATCTAGTAACGAAGAGGGGAGTGTATTTGTTGTTACCATTCCCGCCACCGCGGATCTCAGGAAGGAGCAGGTATAATGGCCGCACACGTAATACTCATCGATGACGAGCAGACGTTCGCCATGAGTATCAAGTCGCTCTTTGAGGCAGCGAGCCTCGAACTGGACTGCGCGTCTACCTGGCAGGAAGGGCTGGACGGTTTCCGCGTTGGGCAGCACGAACTCGTCATCGCTGACTATAATCTCCCTGGTTCCAACCACGGTCTGAAGCTGCTGCTGGAGGCACGCCGGCTTCGGCCGTCATCGCGTCTCATACTCATCTCCGGGGCACTCAACGAAGAGAAGGCCGCGGAGCTAGTGCCAAGGGCCGGACTGGTGGATAAGTACCTTCCGAAAGACTCCAGCCTCGCAGAAAAGCTCCTCGCGGAGGCAGGAGATGCCGTGAAAAGGGCCAGAGAGACTACTGACTGGACCCGGGTTGCGGCATCTCACCTGAACCGGGCAAAGCTCGACGATGCGGACATCGATGAGCTTGACAAGGCTCTCAGGTTGCAGATGCCAGGGGGGTAGGAATGGGCCACCCGCCGGGGACCGCGCCGGGCTGGAGACGGGCTATGGCATATGCCGAAGAGCATCCCTGGCTGAAGGAGAAAGATGAGCCTGACGAAAGCTGAGCTCCCGCCCGCTCCGGCCGGCTGAAGCCTGGGTGCTAAAAATGATCGAAACGGAGCAGGAGGAGAAGGAGCGGGCCGCGAAACAAGCCGTCGACGTTCGCCGCCGCTCTTGCGCTGATTTTCAGACCAAACTGCGGCAAACGAAGGCTTAATTGTTCGGATGCAGGAAAAGCCTCTGAATGTTTGGTATCGATCATCTCCGGCGACACCTCGAGTGTCGTCTCGACGAGATAGAAAGGAAAATTGACATGGCCGCTTCACGGGCCGACCTCGACGCAGCCAAGCAGGAACTGGCGGGTGCCATCGCCGATGCGACGAACCGGGTGGTGTCCACGATCAGCGATCTGCAGAGTCAGATTGCGAATGGATCGCCCATCACCGATGCGGACCTGGAAGACCTGAAGAACGACGTGCAGTCGCTCTCGAACATCGACGCGGCGCCGTCGCCCCAGCCTGGCCCGGCACCGGGGCCGGCGACACCGGGGCGGTAGATGGCGGCCGTCCTCGCCCCCGCCTGGCGGATTGCGTGGCTGCCTTTGCGGGGCGACCACTGGCGGCTTTCCCTCTACGAGCATCGCCATCTCAAGGACGCGGAGGAGCTGCGCACCTTGCTCGTCCGGCTCGGCTACGCCCAGCGGGCCGAGCTGATCCCATGTCAAACGCAGATGACCGACCATGGTGTTGACAGCAGCCGGCAAGGAGGCATGACCTCCTCATGAGCATTCGCAAGCAGCGGGTCAAGCACGCGATCCGCGAGATGGAGGCGGACGTCGCTTCCTGGATGCCCAATGCGGCCGAGTTCCCGAAGGCGGGGCAGCGGGTGCGGCTGAAGGGCGCGCACCCGCAGGATGGGCAGGTCGGCGTCGTCGTCCGCTTTGAGAGCACCGAGCTGTTCCCGGAGGTCGGGCAGCGGCCGGTGGTGCGCCTCGACAGCGGCCGGGGATGCTTCATCACCCATCCCCGGGACTGGGAGGCGATATCATGAGCCAGCGCGGCGATCCGTTCACTTACCACAAGCCCGGCGACAGTGGGAAGGCGGCGCTGACCGAGAACCGCCGCCGCTTCCGCGAGCTGCGCGACCATCTGCGGACCCTGCCCCAGACGCGCGAGTTGTCGCTGGCTCTCACTCATCTGCAGACGGCCGCGATGTTTGCCAATGCGGCGATTGCTTTGAACGATCCGGAAGCCGAGGTCATCGACTGAGGTTAACTGGACCTGGATCCCGATCGTCGAGGAGAAACCATGACCGACCCACGCAAGGCAACCATCCCCACCCCTGACTTTAGCCTCCATCCCTCGCCCACTCCCGGCTACCGCCACACGGCCGCGCAGCCGGACCATGCCCCGCCCGGGTTCAAGCCGCGGCCGGGCGAGGGACAGGCGCAGGCGCGGCGCCGGGTTATCGATCAGGTGGTCGGAATAGCAGCGGCCAATGGACAGAAGCCCGCCCGAAACTCGTAAGCAGCGGGACCAGCGCAGGAGGAGCTACTCACAGCGCTGGGAGCCGGTTGATCTGCTCCTCCGCGACGAGATCGCGCGGCGCGCGGCGGTCTATCCGGACCCGGAACGACAGAGATGGATCGTCCGCGCCTGCCTCGACTGGCGCCGACTGAGAGAAGGCTGAAATGGCAGAAGCCCGCCCGAAACCATGAGATCGGCGCTGCAGGCGATGACTGCACTCCGCAGCATCTGGCTGAAGACTCCCGATTGCCCGGCAGGCGAGATCGTGTGGCGAGGGCAACCGAACGAGCCATTTCCGCCGACCTGGGCCGTAACAGGGCCTTCCGCGGTCATTAACTTCATGACCGAATGGTTTGAGGAGTAGCTCATGGCGCTTGGAGACGTGACCGCCGCCGGAACCATCACCCTTGCCTCGGGCTCTTCCTCGGCCCCGGCGGCGGGCTCGCACGTCGATATCGCCACGCCGACGCTCGGCACCGTCGCGCTGCAGCTCACGGGCACCTGGACCGGGACGCTCGTCATGGAGGGGATCGAGGCGGCCGGCGATCCCACCGCCTGGGTCGCGGCGCCGACGACAACCCTGGCCAACGTCCCCATCACCAACCTGAGCGCGAACGGCATCTATCTGGTCAACGCCGCCCCGTTCCTGATCGTCCGCGTTCGCTCCACCGCCTGGACCTCCGGCAGTGCGACGGTCACGCTGCACGGCGCCATCGCCACGACGGGCGGGGCGGGCGGCGGCGGTGGCGGCGGCGCGGTCACCATTGCGGACGGCTCCGATGCAGCCGAGGGCGCGACCACTGACGTGGCCGTTCAGGGGGATAACCCGGGGACGCTCTCGGCGAAGGCGCGCGGCCTGAACAAGAGCGTGGCCGCGGGCCTACCCGTCACGCAGCAAGGCACCTGGAATGTCGGCATCACCGGCGCGCTGCCCACCGGCGCGAACGTCATCGGTGCCGTCACTCAATCGGGCACCTGGAACGTCACCGTCAACGCGGCCTTACCCACCGGCGCCAACACGATCGGCGCGGTGACCGGGCCGGGCGCGGCAGCGCTGGCGACGGACCGGACGCTCGCCGCGGCGCCGTTTTCGACCCAGCTCTCCGATGGCGCGGCGTTCTACGTGGGGGCGAAGACGGGCCAATTGCCGGCAGCGCTCGTCGGGGGCAATCTGGCCGTGGTCGTCAACGC